TACCCGGTCGGGCCGCCCCACTTTTTCTTGGACGGCTGTGCACGGAAACAGTCAAAGACAACCGGGAGGGACACCTGCCCGGCGGTGACCTGAGACGGTGACAGGCGCGGTGTCCACACCACCGTCCACTGCTGCTGGTCAAGGGTGGACAGCAGCAGTTCCTCCGCCCCGGCCAGCGTGAGGTAGTCCGGGGCGAAGATGTTGACGGTGATTTCCGGGTCCCTGTCGGAGGTTCTCGTCCCGAACGGGCGTTCCCCGTCAACCGCCAGGCTGGCCACGAAATCTGTGGTGGGCTGGGGGTCCCCGAGCGTCCAGGAGGACGGGTCCAGCTTGAACGTGGCACCCGGGCACATCGGGTTGACCGACACGACACCGTTCGGGCCGCCCGCCAGCTCGATCACGCCACCCAGGACGAGGGAGTCGTACAGGGCCGTCGAGGTCAAGGCTCCGCTCCGCAATGCCGGGCCCGTCACCGGCAAGTTAACTAGCCCGGCCGGTCAACAGCCACCCGGCGCGCCGTCAGCCGCCGCGGGTGGTCTTCCCGCCGCCGGTGACCTTGATCGCGGCGGCGACCGCCGGGCCGATCGCGTTCGCCTGCGCCTTGGGGTCGGCTTCGGTCTGGATCTTCCCCAGCACGCCGATGATCTGCTTGAGCTGCTCGTTCTCCGCCTTGAGTTCGGTGAGGATCTGGGCCAGGTCCGACTCGGCTTTCCGGTCCACCACCACCGTGTACGACGACCCGGTCGACGCCGGCGTCCCCCCCGAGCTGCCGCCGCCGGCGGTTTTCTTCTGCGCCTCCAGCGCGGAGATCGTCTTGTAGGTCGCGTCGATCTGGTTGAAGATGCTCGTCAGCTGCGCGGCCAGCGCCTTCCGCTCGGCGGACCCGGCGGGCTGCTTCTTCAGCGCCGCGTCGGTGGTTTTCTCCTGGGCGTACAGGGCGGTCAGGGTCGCCTCAGCCGAGCTGATCTTGGAGTTGATGGAGGTCAGCGACGACGCCGACGACGTGACCGCCGTCGCGGTCTTCGCCGCGGCGCCGCCGCCGGACTTCCCGGAGGTCAGGTCAGCCAGGGCCTTCTGCGCGGAGGCCAGGGAGGACAGGTCGGCCTGCAGTTTGGTCCACAGCCCGGACTGGGACACCGACGCGGACCCGGTGCCGAGCAGCTTGGTGATCGCCTCGACCTGCTTCTGCATCGCGGATATCGTCTGCTTGTCCTGGGTTTCCAGATCTTTCTTCAGCTGCGCCTCAGCCTTGGCTGTCGCGGCGTCCTGCGACTTGAGAGCCTTGGTGATCGTCGTTTCGAGGGCGTGTTCCTGCGCCAGCGCGGTCTTATCCGATTTCGGGGTGGCCTTGATCGCCGCCTGTACTTCTTTGAGGTGGGCGGCGAGCATCGCCGCGTTGGCCTTGTCGGCGGTGATCTTGGCCTGCTCGATCTGCGCTGCCGTTTTCGGCGCGGCCGGTTTCGCGGCGGCTGCCTTGGCCGCGGTCGTGGATGCGGCGGCGGACGCGGTGGTGGCGGTGGTCAGCGCGGTCACCGCGGTGGTCAGCGCGGTCGTTGCGGTGGCGGTGGCGGTGGTGGCGGTGGTGAGCCCGGCCAGCGGCGAGTGGAGCTGCTGCATCCCCATCGTGAAGCCCTGCACCACAGCGTTGGGCAGGACCATCTCCGGGGAGCCGGTCTGGTTGTTCGCGATCGACAGGCCGGGCGGCAGCAGCCCCCCCTGGTCGAACGTGGCGATGCCGCCGCGGCGGTACCACCCGAAATTCTGCTCATGCGCCCACGCGGCGATCGGGTCCCCGTACCTCTGCGCTATATAGGCGAGCATCGCGGTGGCCTGCCCCACCGCAGTATTAGGGTTACCGCCGTACGCGTAATACTCCGATGGCCCGTTAATAAATTGCGCCATCCCGTATGCGCCGCTTGACGGGTTTTTAGCGGTAAGAGAATAGCCCGCTTCACGCATTTCCACGGCATTCAGCGCGTTCCATTCCGGGCCGGACCCCCACCCGCGGGCCGCGGCAGCAGCCTGCAACGCGGCCTTCCCCTCGCCGCCCCCGCCCCCGGCGGCTGCGGCCGCGGCGGCGGAGGTTTTCTCCGCCCCGGCGATGGCGCCTTGCATGGCGTGGATCATCGCGGTCTCGAACGTGGTCTTGAACGTGCCGTAGTCGGTGACGGCCCGCTGCCCGGACAGCACCTGAAGGTCCCCGCCTTGCACGATCCCGCCGGACTGGAAGCCGGGGACCCGGAACATCCGGCCGACCATCCGGGTCAGCGGGTGGGAGGTGGCTTCCTTCGGCAGGACCGTCTCCCCCGCCTCCAGCATCGCGGGGATCCGGTCGCCGCCCCCGAACCCGGCCAGCACACCGCCCCGGCGGAGCCCCCCGGCGCCGGCGGTCCCGCCGGGCAGGTTCGACCCGGGGGAGATGTGGATGCCGCCGCCGGCGTTGGGGGTGACCACCGACCCGCCGGAGATGGTGAACGACCCGGCGCCGTTCATCACGATCTCCAGGGCCACCTTCTGCGGGATCCCGAGGACCTTCGCGATCATCGCGGCGATCTGGGCGGTGGAGTCCCCGGCGGCCTTGCCGGCGTTGATCAGGGCGGTTTCCAGGTTCTGGGTGGCGGTCTGCGCCTGGGTGGACTGCCGGCCGTACTGGGCCAGCGCGTTCCCGTACGCCGCCGCGGCCCGCTGGACCCCGTTGTACTGCAGGATCGCCTGGTTGATCGCGCCGATCAGCTGCCCGGTGATCTGCTGCCCCTGCGCCTGCATCGCGCCGGTCAGCAGAGCCTCCTGGGCGGTCGCCTGGTTGGCGACGTTCTTCATGGTCTGCAGGTCACCGGAGGTGTTTTTCAGCTGCCCCGAGGTGATCCCGAGGAACTGGTTCAGCGCGGCCAGCGACGCGGGCCCCTGGTAGCCGGCTTCCTCGGCCAGGCTGACGAGCTGGTCGGTGGCCTCCTGCGACCCCGCGGCGTACTTCTCCAGCGGCGCGATCCCCGCGGCGACCCCCTGCACGAACATGTTCTGCGACACACCCGCGGACCGCCACGTGTCGGCGAGGGCGTTGATGTTGGAGACCTGCTGGGTGAACGCCGTGTTCAAAGCGATCCCGGCCGGGGTCAGCGAGTCGATCGCGGCTTTCGCCGCGGGGAGGTTCTTGACGGTGAGCTCACCGAGTTTCTCGGTGAACGTCGCCGCGGACGACGACATGGTGTCGAACCCCTGCGCGATCGTGTCAAACGACGACTGGGTGCCGGCGACCGCGGACGCCTGCGCGTCCCAGCCCTGGTTCAGTTTCTGGATCGCGGTGTACTGGTCGGTGGCCTGCTTGTTCAGCACCGCCAGGTCATTGCCGAGGACCCCGGCCTGGTTCCCCATCGCCGCGTAGGCGGCGTAGGTGGCGGCGACTTCCTGCTTGACCAGCGCCCACGCCCCCGCGGACTGGTCCAGCATCTGGGTGTTGGTGATCCCCGCGGCGGACAGCAGCCCCAGCGCGTTCGACGTGCCGCCGTACGTCGAGGACAGCGAGGAGATCCGGTTTTGCACCGAGGCGAGAGCACCGGTCAGCTGCTGGTGGACGGAGACCGCGTCGTTGACGGCGCCGGTGGCCGAATCCAGCGCCAGGGTGTTCTGGATCGCGGCGGCGCGGGTGTTACCGAACTGAGTGGCGGTCTTCGCTGAGGCGGCCGCCAGGTTGTTCTGCGCGGCGGTCACCGTCGCCGTCGACTGGGCCACGCCGGTCTGCAGCTCGGCGACCGACCCGGTGATCGTGGAGGCGTGCTGCGCGGCCTGCATCACCGCGTTGCCCCACTGCTCGACACCGGTTTTGCTGGAAGACAACCAGAACGCCAGCCCGGCCAGCGCCCCGACCGCCAGCCCGACCCACACGAACGGGTCGACCGCTTCCAGGGCCGCTGACGCGGCGGCGAAGAGTCCCTCGTCGGCGGCGACGGACACGAACGCCTGCCCGAGCATCACCAGGTGCAGGACGGCGTTCAGGATCGACTCGCCCCACCCGGCGATGACCGACCCGAACTTGAGCGCGGCGGTGACGCCCAGCCCGACCCACAAGATGAACCCGTGGCCCAGCACCAGGAGCTGCCCGAGGGGGATGATCAGCGAGGTGACCTTCTCGGCCACACCGAGGATGTCGGTGCCGACTTGAAGCAGCGCGGTGGCCCACCCCTGGTTCATCCGGATCAGGTTGCCGATCAGCCCGAACAGGTTCCCGAACGCGGCACCCAGGAGCCGCACGTCGGTGACGGCGTTCTGGGTGAACGCCGAGAACCCCGACCCCTGGATCGCGAGGGCGGCCCGGGCGGCCAGGTCATCGAGGACCTTCCCGGTCTGCATGATGATGGTGTTGAGCGCGCCGCCTTTCTGGGCGGCCACGGTCAGGGCGTCCCCGAAGATCTGGAACACCTCGGGCCGGACCTCGTTGTGGAGCTGCTCGAGGTTCCCGCCCAGCGCCTGGAACGACTGCCCGGTCGCGTCCGACACGGTGTGCATGTTGGTGACCTGCCGGATCACGTCGTTGACCGCGTCGGACGCCGCGACGGAGAACGCGCCCACGGCGATCGCCGCGCCGGCCCACACCGCGATCACCTCGATGATCGCGTCGGCCCACACATGCCATGCGGACACCTGGGTGAGGATCTTGGGGCCGATCCCGTCGAGCAGCCCGCCCCACAGCGGGATCTTCTGGTTCAGGACGTTCATGACGCCGCCCCAGAAGTTGAACCCCAGCGCGGCGTTCCGCGCCTGCACGCCGGCGGCGGCGACCCGGCTGTTCAGCGCGGCCAGCGACACGCTGGCCAAGCCGGCCTTGGCCGCGGCGCCCGTGGCTGCGTCCCCGGCGGCTTCCAGGGCCTCCCGCCACGCCAGGGTCGAGTTGATCGAGGCCAGCTCGGCGGCGTCCAGGGTCCGGACAGCGAACGCGGTCCGGACCGCGCCGCCGGCGGCGTCTATCTCCGCCTGGGTGAGCAGCCGCACGTTCGCCGCGGCCAGCGCGGCGTCACCGGCGGCGGCGGCGATCGACTCGGACATGGCCCGTTCGGCTTCCATCGCGGCGACCGCCGTGTTGGCGGTGACGAGCTGCTCATCGGACAGCCTCGCGTAGGCGGTGGCGGCGGAGACCGCACCGCGGGATGCCTCACCGAGCCCGGCGGCCAGCCCGATCGACGCTTCGGCAGCGTTGACGTTGGCGACGGCCACGTCGTCGGCTGAGGCGCGGAGTTCCTCGTAGGCGGAGATGACGTCGACGGCGGCCTGCGCGGCGGCCAGTTCAGCGGCGGTCATCCGGCGGGCTGATTCAGCGACCGCGTCCTGCGCGACGTCGACCTTGACCAGGGAGTCAGCGACGTCGTTGATGTCCCTGGAGGCAGCGTTGATGGCCTGGAGGATGATCTGGATCGTGGCCATCTGCGGACGGGCTCCGCTCAGTCGTCAGGGTTCCACCTGATCCGCCGCCCGTCCTTGCTTTCTGCCTTCTCCTGCGCCACCGCGGTGAGGTAGGCCTGCCATTCGGTGAGCTCCATCGAATCCGCCGTGGCGAGGAGCTGACCTTTGGTCATGCCCAGCTGCGACGCTAGGTCGTAGAGGAACCTCCTCCATCCGGTGCCGTCACGAAATCCTTCGTCAGGTCCTCGACGTCTTTCTCGGAGATGCCGGACAGTTCCGCGGCCACGGTGTAGATCCGGTCCAGCGCGGCACCGGACTTGGAGGCGAGCTGGTGGACGTCACCGTCGTGGAACAGACGCTGCCCTTTCTCATCCACGACGCACAGCACGACCAGGCGGGCCCGGAAGTCGGTCGTGTCCATCTCGACCTTGCGGCCCTTCCGGACGGTCATCGACTGCTCCCACGCGTCCCGCTCGTGGCCGGTCAGCCCGCGGACCATCACCTCCCCGCCCCACTCCGGGACCGGCAGCACCTGCGTCGTGATGTCGTCCGCGCCGAAAATCTGATCCTTGCCCAGGATCGCCATGCCCGCTCCTTCGCTGAGGACGGCCACCAGGATGGCCAGGCAGGCCACCAGCACCCAGTGGACGTCCGCCGGCTCATGTATCAGCAGGCCCGTCACGCCCCCCATGATGGCAGGTCAGCCGGCTTGCGCGTCGAACGCCGCGACGATCTGGTCGGCGGCGCGTTGCACCGCCCGCTCCGACGCCGGCCCGTACAAGGCGACCGCCCGCGCGAAGTACGGGTGGGACGCCTGCCCGTACCAGCGGGCCCGGTCCCCGAACAGCGGATGCCGCCAGACCTTGTTGCCGTTGAGCATCAGCGGCAGCGACTTCTGGCCGCTGGGCATGCGGGAGGCGTTGACCTCGACCCCGGCCGTCACCATGTCCCCGCGGATCTCCACCCACGTCTGCACGCACGCCGCGATCCGGACCCGGAGCCCGGTGTGTTTCGGGCCGTACGCGGGAGTGTTCAGGATCGCCGCCCGGACCCGCGGGGCGAACGGCCGCTGCGACGCCTGGAGCTGCCGGAGCAGCTTCTTGTTGATCGCGTCGGGGGCGCCCTGCACCCGCAGCGCGGTGATCACCTGCCGGAGCTGAGCAGCCACTATTAAAACTATTAATCAGCCGGCGGGGACGAGGACGCCGATCGCGGGGACCACCGACGGGGCGAAGTCGACGACGATCATGGCGGCCTT